GCCGATTGAACCATTTATCCCAATGCCGTACCCCGTCTGTATGAGCCACAACCAAAGCCTCGCCGTAGTCGTACTTCACCTGGACAACAACCACATCTCCCACTGAGAAGCCTGCCGCTCCACCCTCAATCGCCCCGTTATCCCTCAACGGCGAATCAGGTTCGCAGTGATAAAAGAACAGAGCAGAGAGGACAGACCCGTCCACCGCAACGGTACACGTATCAGTGGACGAGTCTATCGTCTGGATGGTTCCCCGGAGATACTGAACGTCTTTCAGTTCTCCGGCATTTTTGAAGTTACGGCGAGGCATCTTAGCTCGTTGTACAGGTGATCTGATACGTTACAGCCAACTCGTCATCCGCGATAACCGCACGGGAGGCGGCGAACCGCTTGGCGCACATGAGATGTCCTGACGTGGCAGTCTTCGCTGCGGCATCGGATAAGAACGCGCCGTAGACCGTGATCGAGGCCGCCATGACAAAAGTCGCCTTGGATGCTGAGTTGGTACAGACGGCGGTCGTCGTGGTGGCAATGGTGTAAGCGGGTTTATTGGTCGCCGGATCATCGTAGTCCGCATCCTGGCACTCGCCGTAGGTACCCGATGCGCCCAGCTTCGCGGCGATCGTGTCACCGACCGCAGGCGTGACATCGGACTTGAAGATCCCGACGTACCAGATCGCGGCCGCAGCCTTCGAGGTCGCTCCGAAGATAATGTTTAGAAGGTAGGCCATGCCCTCCGTGGTGAACGTGTTATGCTCCGGCTCCCACGCATCATGCAGGATCTTATCTCCCCGGGTGTGTTTGACATGGACATTACCGATGAAACCAAGGCCAGATTCCCCGGCGTGCTTTGCCGCGTATTTTACGGCGGCGTCATCTCTGAAACTTGTAAAATCGATAGGTAATCCCTTCATTGCTCTCTCCTTTGCTGGTGAAATAAAAAAGGGCCGCGTGAGTTGCCCCACACGGCCCTTTTGGTTGTTCTTGCGTTATCCTTGGTTGATCAGACCTTGGATAAACCCCAATTGTTAAATTCGTGAATTCTTAAACCACAACTCCACCCCGCGTCTGCACGACGTCCACGCTGTCTGAAAACCCTGCATAACTGCCGGGCCCCATCAGCGATACTTCCGACTGGGGCACTTTCCCCGCCTTCAAGGCTGCGATGGTCTCAGCATCTGAAGATCCAACGCCCTGCCTGGAACTCGTTAAGAATTGAATCACTCCATTCAGGTCTCTGTATAAGGACGCCCCATGTTCAGGGGTACCCATGTTCAGTTTGTTTTTGGTGAGAATGAAGAGACGCCCGGCCGCATTTCCGGCGACGATCCCATCTTCCGACCGCCACACAGGAACATCATTGATAACCTTCTCCTGTGTGCCCATGATGTCAGCCAGGTAAGGCATGTTGTTACAGTAAGCGAGCGTCCCTTTGACCGCCCCGGCGCCCGCTTCCATCTGCGCCATCTTGGAGGGCTCCGTCCCAGAGAGGAAATAGGTCTTTTTCTTGAGGCCGATGAACATCCCTGTGGGAACTTTGGCGATTAAAGTGACATCATCTTCATAGTCGAACCGGTTTGAAGTCAGCTTGAACCATCCGAAGCGAAAAGGTTCACTGTAATGGACAACCGGTCCGTTCGATCCCCATATCCGGCCATAGGCATAAGTGAGGTTCTCCAGATACGGCGGCGGGCTGCACAAAAACGATGGTAAAGGTTCAACGGTTGGCAGGTCGACGATGGTATCCACTTCCCCTGCCCTAAAGAAAACGCTTTCATTGGTGTCTGTCATCCAGACGATTGCCCCGGCTGGCCGATTCAAGAGCTGGATTCCGCCCTCTGCTGTCAGGGTGATCATTGAAATAGGGCCATTGCCGGATAGTTCACCATCAACGATGTTGGTGTAACAGACGGCGTATGTCCCCGCAGGAAGACCACCGGTTGTCGACAACATCATCGGCCCCGGAGGCGGTGTCACACCCCATGCGGAAATAGTATTGGTGACTGGATTGAATATCCCCTGCCAGTAAGGAGTTGAGGCATAGACGAGTCCCTCGGCTTCGAGATAGCTCACCGGCCACGTGGAACCGTCTACTGCGCCGACATCGACCGCCACACCCTGGACGTTTCGATACATCCGTCCGCCTGCAACACAGAGCATGCAGGTCTTCCCGCCCCATAGGCTGTGAGCGCCTGGGAGAGATATGAAAAGAGTTGTCCCGCCGCGTTTGATCAATCGGCCTTCCAGATCCACATCAGCATTCAAAATCAGACGGGGCTCCACGATCCGGTTCTCGGCATCCGCATAAAACCCCTCGGATGTCTTGACATTGTTCATGCCGGCATAGCGATTGACGTAGATATGCGGATCTCTGGCCATTTAGAACCACCCGGGCGTGCTTGTGATCTCGTACTTTGGCTTTGATGCACGGGGATAGAATCTCTCCAGAATCATCAACCCCTGGCCGTAAAAGTTGGCATACTTGCTGGTGTTCGGCGTGTTCCCATCCACCCCTTCCTCGATCTGAGAAAACAGCTCCTTGGCCAGGTAATTGACCATGAGCGGCTTTTGAAGATGAGAGGGAATCCATGTTGGAAGATCACTCACAAGGGTGATCGCCGTAGGATTCATGTAATAATAGAGGGTGATGGTTTCCGCTGCTTCCGATGGAATCGGTGCATAGTAAAGCGTCTGGAACTCAACAGTCACCTTCTGCACGTTGCCGGTCAGATCATGATTCGCCGTGACGATCAGATCCTTCAGGTTCGGACTGAGGACCAACCCGTTCGGATAGGTCTCCGTTGTTGCCAGGTAAAGGTCGTGATGAAAATCTACCGGCATGGCCACATGGTCCACGGTTGTCAAAGCGGAAACGGTGTCGCTGGCAGACAAACCGGGGATCAGGAACAGCGCTGCAATCTCGGTGAGGCCCATATTTAAGCGCTCAAGCATCCAGAGATCATCATAGGATTCATCCTTAACGATGCCCCTTACTTCCGTGATCACACCCTCGACGTTCATTACGCTGCCTTTCTCTTGGCCTTGGCCGGCGGTTCTCCCGTCTCCTTTTTTGTCTCAGCCACTGCCTGGTTCGTTTCTTCCGGCGCCTGTTCCGTTTTAACTTCGCCCGGGACATACGCCCGATAGCTGCTGCTCTTCAGCATCCAACGGACGTGCTCTCCGTTGTTGACCTCACAGACCATGACGCCCTGCTCGTTCCGGGTGAACCTGTACCGGATGTTCTCCAGCCTGGCGACGTGCGTATCGCCTTCCCGTTGGACCAAAAGTTCCATCAACATTTTTGATGATCTCCCCTCTTGAAAGGGTCCAGGCAGGAGGCTTACTGCTCAGGAGGGGAAGCACCCCCGCCCGGACCTTTAAAAAATGTTACACTCCGTATTCCGCGGCCCGATAGGTCAGAATACCGCGAATCGTTCCCCCTGCAGCCGTTGCCGCTCCCGTGGTGATATGGATACCGAACAGCTTTTCAGCCGTAAGCGGTGCCACAATCGGGAACAGGGTCGCTCTGGCTGCGCCACCTGTCTGAGCAACGGTAGAAGCAGAGATCATCACCTGATCAACAGAGTCCTCGGTGCTGGCGATGCCACCCCCATCGATGACGATCGCAGGAGTTCCGCCGGTATCGAGGTCGTCCACGATCACGGTGAAATCCAGAGGGATGCAACCGATGGGCAGAATACAAAGGGCCACCACCGCCTCATCCACGTTATCCCCAGCGGCGATCTCGTAGGTGCCGTCGCTTACAAATACCTTACCCGCTTCAGCGGGGTAAACGGCCGGGCGTTTCCCAGCAACATTATCGGATTCTTTCATGATATTTTCTCCTTATTGAATGGTAGGTTAAGGAATAGAGGGGGACCATTCCCCCCTCTCCCATGATTTATTTACTGTTTAGGTCCCGGGCTGCTTTGCCGCAGAGTCAATCGCCAAGACGCCGAAATCCAGGGAGTTGAACGTGACCTTGGAAATTCCAAAGATGGAATTCGTGGTGATCACGACCTGGTTGCCGTTGTCCCTCGTCTCCTCGTTCCCCCCGAACCGGAGACCGGTCCCGGACGAACCGAACGCGATAACTGCCGCCTGGACGCCCATAAAGAGCGACCGGGCCGCCAATACCGCACCGCTGCCGTAATCGCTAAACCGGACCACGGCCTGGTGCT